CTACTCTTGGCTTCTAGGTGCTGGTGTAGCTAAGACTGCCAGTATCCTACGTATCTCTGAGCGTGAGGCTAGTGCTGCCCGTGAACGCTTTGAGCGTGGCATTGATGGTCTATACGATCTAAAGAACAGACTGATCCCTGAGGTGTGGAGAAAGAAATCCTTCCGGGGTTACGATGGTCGGCAGGTTGTAGTACCTAGTCAGCACAAGGCACTGGCCGGTATCCTCCAGAATGGTGAGACCGTCCTGATGAAGCACGCCCTTATCCGCTGGCATGAGAAGGCTAGGGCTATGGGGCTACGCTTCAAGATGGTTGGGTTTATCCATGACGAATACCAAGTGGAGGTAATCGGAGAGGAAGCAGACGCCAAAGCTATGGGTCAACTCATATCTGACACTCTTCTTGAAACTGGTGAAGAACTCGGCTTCAAGATACCAACGCCCGGTACCTATGACATAGGAAAAAATTGGGCAGATACTCACTAAAGGTGTTGACAGCTATATGTTGATACCTTATATCTCAACTTGCATATGACAAAGGAGTGCATAATGCCGACTCAACTCGTAGAAATCGAAGGCATCTTTGAATGGGCAAAGGTGTTCGAACAGAACAGAGACTACCGTTTCTCTGAGGATACTGATGGTGAATACCAACTCAGTATCATTATGGATGATGCCAACGCCAAGAAGCTAAAGGCTGCTGGCTGTCAGAAGAAGATGTCTCCTGATCCTGAGGGACGTGGTACTGTTGTACGACTGACACGCCCACACACAGCACCTAACCAGTGGGCTGGTGGTCCTCCTCCTGTTGGGCGTCCTGATGGTACCAAGTGGAGCCTCGAAGAGGATGGCCTGATTGGTAACGGATCGTCTGGACGTGTACGTGCAGCAGTGTTTGACACCCGTACTGGACGTAAGGGTACACGCTTGGAAGCTATCCAAGTAGTCAATCATATCCCTCACGTTGGTGAAGGGGACAGCGGTGGTGCTGGTCTCAACTCCTTCTTTAAGGATATGACTTCTGTTACGGCTCCTGCGACAAACAGTCCCTCTCCTGCTACTAAAAGCAAGAAGGTAGCGGAAGCCCTTGCAGACGACGACATTCCGTTCTAAAAGAATAGTAGTCCGGTAGGTTCAATGTTACTATCTAGTTCTCCTCCTCTCTCCTCTCGGGGCAAAGTCCTCGTTGATGGCGACATTGTAGCTTACCGGGCTGCTTACTCCTCAGATGATGGCAATGAGATCGACACCCAGATTAAGATCGACAAGTTGATCGACTGGATTGTACGTAATTGTTGCTACTCATCTGAGGTAGAAGACTTCGAAGTGTACCTGACAGGTGATGGTAACTTCCGGTATGACATTGCCACAAGTTATCCTTACAAAGGTAACCGTTCTGTCAGAGAAAAGCCTAAGTACCTAGGTTATGCCCGCTGGTACTTGCAGGATAACTACAGTGCTATCCTTTCCAGTGATGAAGAAGCAGATGATCTGATTGGTATTGCGTCCAGTGTCGAAGGTCCGTCCTGTGTGGTGGCATCCATCGACAAGGACATGCTCCAGCTTCCCTGCTATCACTTCAACTTTAGAACAAACGTCTGGCAGCAGGTCTCAGAGTTTGAGGGCCTGTCTTTTTTCTATGAGCAGATACTCACAGGGGACAGGGCAGACAACATCGTAGGTCTACACAGGGTGGGTCCAGTGAAAGCTAAGAAAATACTCGCTGAGTGTGAAACAGAGGAAGACCTGTGGAATGCTGTGGTCGAAGCCTATGACGGAAACATTGAAAGGGTAGTAGAGAATGCGAGGTTACTGTGGCTAAGAAGAGAAGAGGGTCAACTATGGCAACCCCCACAAGAAGAGCCAGAGCAATCCAAGCAGGGTACAGGTCAGGACTAGAGGAGGATATTGCTGCTGAACTTACAGCGAAGGGTATCTCCTACGAGTACGAGAAGCACAAGATACCGTGGGTTGACCTCAAGCACAGGAAGTACACACCTGACTTCGTTCTATGGAATGGTATCATAGTAGAGACGAAGGGTAGGTTCACCAGTGAAGACAGACGAAAGCATGTAGAAATCAAGAAGCAAAGACCAGAGTTAGATATTCGTTTCGTGTTTTCTAATTCACGTGCTAAACTCTACAAAGGTTCTAAGACTAGCTACGCGGACTGGTGCAAGAGGCAAGGCTTCATGTTCGCAGATAAAACAATACCGGATAAGTGGCTAGAAGAAGAGCTTAACTTGTCCTCTCTCAAAGGAGCAGGTATCAATGGGTAAGACAGCAGTAGTATTCACATGCGCTCATGCGGACCCCAAGGTATCGAACGAACGGTTCGACTGGTTAGGTAAACTTCTCTACGACATTCGTCCTGACTACGTTGTAGACTTAGGGGATGGCGCTGACATGCGTAGCCTTAACTCTTACGATACGACAAGACCTACAGCTATCGTAGCACAGAGCTATGAGGCTGACGTTGTGTGTTACAATGACGCACAGGAAAGGATGCGACACCTCTTCAAGAAGCACAAGAGGAAGCGTCCTGCATTCTTTGGCTTCGAGGGGAACCATGAGCACCGCATCAAACTCGCCATATCGAAAGACCCAAGGCTCGAAGGGACAAACTACGGCATCTCCTTCAAGCACCTCAACACAGACCACTGGTTCGATGAGTACCATGAGTACTCTAATTCAGCCCCCGCAATCGCTAATTACAATGGCATCGACTACTCTCATTACATCGCTAGTGGCAATTACGGCAGCGCAATGTCTGGCCTTCACCATGCTTATGGGCTACTCAACAAGCGGTTTCGTTCTTGCACTGTTGGTCACAGTCACAAACGCGATATGTATTTCAAAGATGATGCGGGCAGTAAAGGCGCTATCGGCCTTGTCGCCGGGTGTTTCAAGGGCGCTGCGGAGAGTTGGGCTGGGCAGGCTAACGGCGAGTGGTGGTCGGGTATCATCATCAAGAGAAATATATCCGATGGTGTATACGAACCACAGTTTATCTCAACTGAGACGTTGCGAAGGGAGTATTCATGAAGAGCTTGACAAACATATCTGGTAGAGTATAACTAGGCGTCCCCTATATCCTGTGGTAAGATCATGCAGTTCGAAATAACAATAAACCTCTACGTAGATAGAGACGCAAACTTCCTTGGGTCTGACAGTGACTTCTTCTATGAAGACATTGAGGACTTGTTACGGCAAACCATCTACGATATAGATGACGTTGAGATACTAGACATAGAAGTTCTAAAAGAGAAAGACTGACATGCTTACAGCAGAAGACCTACAAGACCTGCAAGAGGAAACGATAACCCCTCACGCAGCACTAAAGCAGTTCATCAAAAGTTTCGGTGCATCCCTTGACCCCCGGCTATGGGTTAAACTAAACAAGGAAGAACTGAAAGAACTGCAAGCCGAGAAGCCCGGAACTGCTGCCCACCTGAAAGAGTACTGTGACCTTATCTACGTTTTCATTGGACTAGAGTTAACAACCTATGATGGGCTTGGTGCTCTTACTCCAGACGATGAGATAAAGGACATATCAAAGCTGATAGGTAGGGTAGAACGCGCGCTACAAGAAGGTCTCGAAAGATACGGGGAGTATACTACTGCTGTTGCTTTTACTAGGGTACACAACAGTAACATGTCTAAGCTAGACGAGAACGGTAAACCAATTAAGAGAGAAGACGGGAAGGTTATGAAGGGTCCCAACTACAAGGCACCTGACCTAACTGACCTGCTGGAGAAATAATAATGAACAACTACCTACCTACTGACTACCAAGCCTTCATTCACACCAGCCGTTATGCACGATGGCTGGACGATGAGCAGCGCCGGGAGACATGGCCTGAGACTGTTGAACGCTACATGGATAACGTAGTGGCTAAGCCTCTGAACGATGGGCTGGACTGGGATATCTACGAGGATATCAAACAGGCAATCCTTGGTCTTGAGGTTATGCCTTCCATGCGGGCCATGATGACTGCTGGTCCTGCCCTTGAGCGTGACAATACGGCTGGGTATAACTGTT